TGGCATAGTAGTCACACATTTGTAGACAACTTTTATAGACTTGCTCCTAAGCATAAGTTTCTCTACCATGTAAGTTTTACTATTAACAGTCAAGTTGCAGGTGGATTTGTAGAAAAGCATGGTAATGAAATAAGTTTACTTGCTAAGTATGCAGATTTGCCAAAGTTTGATATCGAAACAGAAACAAAACAGCAGTATAACAGAAAAAAAGTTGTACACACTAGATTAGATTATTCACCTGTAATCATAAGATTTCATGACGACAATGAAGGTATAACCACAAGACTTTGGCAAGCATATTATGACTACTACTTTGCTGATTCACAAAGTTTATATCCAACTAACAATGTTTATCAACCATTAGGTCCTAAAAAGTATGGTTTAGATAACGGTAGTGATGAACCATTTTTTACTAGAATCAGTATTAGTGAAATGGCAAGACATACACATCATACTACACATTTAATATTGCCTAAAATTACTGGATGGCAACACGATAGCGTAGATGCAAGTGCAGCAAGTGAAGTGTTAGAAAGCACAATGCAACTACAGTACGAAACTGTAAAATATGAAACAGGTGATATTGTTGAAGGCAATGCTCCGAAAGGATTTGCAACGCCGGAGCATTATGATCAAGAAAAGAGCTTTATAGGAAACAACAGCGACACTCGCAACGAAGGTCCTGGATCAATGGTTAACAATCTATCAAAGAAATTTGGCGATACTATGTATACACAGCATAACCCAAATTATTCAAAGCCATTACAAGAAACTTTAGATGCATATACTAACACAAGAGACTTATCACTTGAAGGACACCGCCCTAACGGTTTATCTGTTTTGTTTAGTCAGCAAAATAATAAAGATAACATAGGTATCAACGGAGTATTTTTTGCAGGACCACAAAATACAATAGAAACAACAAGTGCAGTACAATCGAAAACAGATATTAGAACACATGATAATAATTATATTATAGGTCAACTAAATCAAAATACAACTCTACGTAACAGCACAGTAGAGAAATACTACAGCATTACAACTAGTAAAACTAACTATAGATCTCTTACTGCAACTGCAAAAGAGTATTACTTAAATGAAATGTATAATGAAATACGTGCAGATAATCCAAAAATCTTAAAATTAGCAAGTACAGCGTTAAATACTGCATAGGAGAGAATATGGAAGATCAAAAGAAATATTTTGACAATTACTTTGTAAAACAATTATCTTTTCCAAGTAATCAAGTTGATGCTACTATTGCTTTTTTTGAAAAGCGTGGGTTTTCAAAACAATCAGCAGCAAGTATTAGTGCAGTTCTACTAAAACAAGCAAAAATTGACAATATCAAAGTATTTGAATTGTTAGATACATTAGGTTCAGTAGAGGCGCCATTACTAAGTAAAGTAGTGTTAGAAACTATAAATGCAAACGGTCAACGCACTAGTGAACTTGGCGTTAAAACAACAGAAAAAATTAACACCACAGAGTCTAGAAATATCATAGTCTAATGGGACGTTTTGCACAAGGAAAATTTAACCTCAAAAACCCTGCCAAGTATATAGGTGGTAGAACTCCAACTTACAGATCAAGCTGGGAGTTTGCGTTTATGCGTTTTTGTGACGAGCATCCTAGCGTAAGTCAATGGGCAAGTGAAGCAATAAAAATTCCATATAGAAATCCGTTAACAGGCAAACATACGATATATGTGCCTGACTTTTTTATTGTATATGCAGATAAGCGTGGACGACAAAAGGTTGAACTTATCGAAGTAAAGCCTGCTAATCAGGCTATAAAAGAAAAAACAGGTCGTAGCAGAGCAAATCAAGCAAGTTATATTTTAAATCAAGCTAAATGGGAAGCAGCAAGAGCATATTGTAAACAAAAAGGCATGTTGTTTAGGGTAGTAACAGAAGCTGATATATTCCATCAAGGCAAACGTAGATAAATAATAGTAGCATATAATGGAAAGTTAATATGACCAAAAAATTAGAAGAATTATTGAATTTGCCTGACTCTAAAGAAATTATCGAAGAGTCTAAAAACGAAGACAAGGCATCTAGAGCAGTAGTAGATCAAGAAGACACGTTGCGTGATATTTCTGAGTTTGATAAAATTGCAAGTGCTTTGCCTAGTGTTAAAGGTTTAGGAAATGCAGCAGATAAAGAGCTAAATGAAGTTGCTGATAAAGCAATGCAAGCATACGACGATTTAATGGATCTTGGTATGAATGTAGAATCGCGGTATAGCGGTAGAGTATTTGAAGTTGCTGGCACAATGCTTAAAACAAGTCTTGATGCTAAAACTGCAAAATTAGACAAAAAATTAAAGATGATCGAATTACAACTT